CCACTCTCATTTAAAATTGGGTGATGGCTATGGATACGCTGCCGATAACATACTTAGTAGGCTAAAAAAAACATTCACGTTTGCGTACCCACCTAGCTCCCCATCTGACTTAGAATTACCTCCTGGCGTTGGCTATTCTGTTGAGTGTAAATGCCCAGAAAGCATAACATTTCAGAATGGTCTGCCCCCATATTTTAATAATCATGGTAAATATAATGTAGGTTTTTGTTATTGGGAAACAGATAAAGTGCCAGATGGATGGATTCCTCATATGCAAAGAATGGACGAAATTTGGACTACATCTGATTTTGTATATAACGTATTCAAATCTTGCAATGTAAATGAAAATATTTATAAATTCAATCTCGGATTTGATAATAATGTTTTTACAAAAACAGAGTCTACTCCCAATGGCCCGTTTACGTTCTTGTCTATCGGATCCCCCTCAACCAGGAAGAATAGTCAGATTGCTGTTGATGCTTTTGTAAAAGTCAAAAGCAAGTACAAAGATATTAGATTAATATATAAGTCCAGTGGCCCCCCTGACGCTCGTTTATATCATGGCAATATGAGGCAAGCTTTGTATAACGTGCCATATATAAATGTTATTGACACAATTCTTTCTGAGCAAGAATATGCTGATATGTATAGAAAGGCTCATTGTCTTATATATCCAACAAGTGGTGAAGGCTGGGGTATGATACCATTTCAAGCTATTGCTATGGGTATTCCTACAATATGTACAAATGCTACTTCATGCACTGAGTATTCTGATTTGTCTATTCCTTTAAATTTTGAATGGTCACCTGTGCAAATGGGTGGTGTGTATAGTAATACAGGGAATTGGGCTATGCCGAGCTTAGATGACTTATGTGATAAAATGATATATGCAATTGAAAATTATGAATATGAAAAAGATAGAGCTTTGTCTGCCGCAGATTTTCTACATGAAAATTACACTTGGGACATAGTTTCAAAGGACTATAAAGATAGAATATGGGAAATATTGAAAAAGTAGAAGAAAAAAGCATTTTTGATAAATTAAAAGATATTGAAAATGTCGGTTTGCTACATGTAAAAGGCTACTCCAATTCGGAAATTGGATCTTTGATGGCTCTTAAACCTGCTGATGTAAAAGATTATATCGCTGAGTACAAGAAGATACTGCAACAGCAAGTTGATTCTGATCCGTACTTCTTGGAGAGAGTCCAGTTCAATACTGTTAAGTCACTTCAGGAGTTTGATGAATTATCAAAGGAAGCATGGGAAACTATATCCATTGCTACCGAGCACGGCATGGTTGCTGCAAGGATCCAGGCTATTAAGTTAGCCGGCGAGATTGCTTCTAAAAAGGCTCAACTTCATAAACTACTAGGTGCTTCCACCACCGACACAGAATTTGTTGCTCGAATGCAAAAGGCAGAAAGCGTGAACCAGATTCTGTCAAGAGTCCTCAGAGATGTAATTGGCCGCTACCCAGAAATCGCTGATGAGGTAAGAAAAGAACTTGAAATAGCATTTGAAATAATGAGTTCTTCAAATGCCTCATAACAAGGAACGGAAAAAAATCGCATTATATATGAAAAAATCATTATACCAAGTAAGTACAAGGAGGCCCATTTACATGTATGTTTTTGGTGACACAAAGGTAATTACCCATGTCTGACTATCTCGGCCTAAATCTAGAATACAAAGATTTTGATCGTCTTCTTCGTCAAGAAGAACTTGTCGAAGAACCGGTGTCTATTCAAACCTTTGTTCAGGACAAGAAGTACTTGGGGCTTCCACCATTATCCCCTATCCAGCTCGAAATTGTACGTCATTCTACACAAATCTTTAAAAAACATACGTTAATTAAGTTAATGGGTGAACAAGAAGGTGAGGAGTGGTATAACAAGTATACAGATAATGAAGTTATTTGCATGTTAGGAAAAGGTAGTGGTAAAGACCATTGTGCAAGAATATCCGTAGCTTATACAGCGTATCTTCTTCACTGCTTAAGAGATCCGTTAAATTACTATGGCAAAGCTACTGGTGTTTATGTTGATCTTCTTAACCTAGCCGTCAACGCTCAGCAAGCTCAAAGAGTGTTCTTTGAGCCTTTAAAAAACTTGCTTCTTTCTTCTCCATATTTTAATGAAGTAGGTTTTGAGCCGAGAGTGTCTGAAATCTTTTTCTTTTCTAGACCAGTTAGATGTTTCTCTGGTCACTCTGAGAGTGAAGGATGGGAAGGTTATGAAGTGCTTACTATCATTCTTGACGAGATCTCTGCTTTTAAAACCGACGCTGAACTTCGTGGTGAAACAAGAGCCAAAGGTTCAGCTTCTGCAATTTATAACATGAGTAAGTTATCTGTTATGTCTCGTTTCCCTGAGGTTGGCAAAGTCATCCTTCTATCATTCCCTAGATATAAGGGCGACTTTATTCAGCAAAGATATTTCTCTGCTAATGATAAGATGGAACCAAAAACCTGGACGGTTAAAGCGGCAACATGGGAAGTTAATCCAACAATTAAAAGAGAAGATCTTGAGTCAGAGTTTATTAGAAATCCTATTGAAGCAAGAGCTCGTTTTGAATGTGAGCCTCCCAACATGGAAGATGCTTTCTTTAGAGATCCAGATCTTGTAAGAGCAGCATTTTCTTATGCTGATGATCCTCTTAATGAGGATGGCACTTACAAAAAATGGTTCAATAATCAGGACAACCATGTTCGTTTTATTCATGTCGATCTTGGTTTGAAGAGGGACCGCGCTGCTTTAGCCATGTCTCACTGCTCTGGATTTACAGAAGTTAAGACGGGGATTGGTGTTGAAACATTGCCAATTATTAATGTTGATTTTGTAACGTCATGGGAAGCAGCTCACGGTCAAGAAATTAACTTTGCTTCAATTAGAAGTATGATCGTAGAACTGTGTAGAAAATTTGATGTTGGACTAGTAACTTTTGACAGGTGGCAGTCTGTAGAAATGATACAGTCGCTTAGATCTCAAAATATTAATGCAGACTTTAGATCTGTTAAGAAGTCAGACTACGACAGCTTAATGACTGCTATTTACGATAGACGATTGAGAGGTTATTGGAATGAGTTACTTGTTGAAGAGGAACTGTTAAAGCTCAGGCTTTTTGCTAATAATAAGATTGATCACCCGGCTGAGGGTTCAAAGGATCTTGCTGACGCTGTTGCTGGATCTGTTGCTTGTTGTATCGATAACATCGCTATCGAATCGGAAATGGATATTGAAATCTTGCGTCCTGGTATTGATTGGGAGAATGACGAAGAAGAACTCGGCTACGGCACGGTTAGAATTTATGATGGTAATGTCAATGAGTTTATCCCTGGTTACAGCAAATCCTCTCCGCAAGGCTTGGAAGACTTGTGGTTGGAAAACTTATAGGCTTTTCCGCTACAACAAATTTTTTTTTAAAAAAGTCGTTTTTCTGTAGCAAGGCCCCGTTGGGCGAGATACTATGTCTTTCGACAACGGGGCGACCGACCCCACCACACAGATAGGAAATACAAATGCTTTCAATCAAGGAAACAGAAAACTTTCCGGCAATCACTCGCAGTGGCCGTGTCTCGGCTGAATTGCAAATGATTATCGACTGCCTTATTGAGTCATCGAATACCGACAAGTCCTATGTTATCGAAGGAGTTGATCATGGTAATTCGTATAACTCAATGCAGCAGAGAATCCGCACTCAGGCTAAGAAGTTAGGCTTGACTGTTAAGATCTCTCATGATCGTAACAATAGCGAGCTTTATTTCAAGGCTTCTCGTCCGGTTGATTCTGTTGTTAGCACAAAGAGCAAGTCGAAGAAGTCTTCGGACACAATCTAATTTTAAACAATTACAAAAAAGCGCCGGCTCGCAATGAGCCGGCGCTTTTTTTTTTGCTATAATGCTTGTATGCTTTCTACTGAAGAAATTAAAATTGAAATTGATAAAGATCAAATTAACACATGGTATCCGATGTTTGCTTTGCCATGTTATGACCGTCAAATTACTGAGCCGTTCTTTATGTCTATGATGAGAACTGCTATGAGATTTAGAGAACTTGGCTTGAGATTTGCTGTTAGTACAATCAGTGATTCTCTAATAAATAGAGGTAGAAATCAACTTGTTGCTAAATTTATGGCTAATCCTGATTTCACACACCTAATGTTTATTGATGTTGATCTTGGATTTGATGCTGATGATATCCTAAAGCTCCTTTGGCATGATAAGGATATTATGACTGGTGCTTATCCGATTAAAGAAATTAATTGGGAAAAAGTCAAAGAGAAGGCTGCATACTTAGAGCCGGATCAATTGATGGAAACATCTCTTAGATACGTGGTTAATCCTGCTTATCACGGTGAGAATCGTGTAAAGGTTAATAATGGTGCTCTCTCTATTTATGATGCTGGCACTGGCTTTATGTTGATTAAAAGGTCTGTATTTGAAAAAATGTTTGAGCATTATCCTGAACTGAAGTACCGTGATGATACGGGTTCTTTGAAGGGTGAAGAACTGAATAACTCATATGCTCTGTTTAATAGTTATGTCGATGAAACTGGCCGCTTCCTGTCAGAAGATTATGGCTTTGGCCGCTACTGGCAAAAAATAGGTGGTGAGGTATGGGTGGATCCATCTATTAAACTAACTCATCTCGGCAGAATGGAATACACAGGAACTCTTGTTAACTGGCTGGTTGAAAATGCTAGAGCTAATCCTGTTAAGTCCTCAGACCCAGAGACAGAGTAGCCCCTATTACATATAGCATTACTGGTCTCCTAAAAATTTGAAAATGATCTGGGAACCGACTCGTCCTGTATTTCGTCGTATGCGCCAAAAATTTGTACTAAAATTTGCAAAAAACATTTACAAACACAGCCCCGTTCGCAAAGTCTTTTGTTTTGAGTTTGCCAATGTGTTTCGTGCTTAGCTTTGTGCTAAATCTCGAGCTTGATTGTAAAACCATTGCGGCCTGACATTTACAAACTGCGGCGAAGCTCTGGCGTGTGAGATGATCTAACTCTTTCGCAAACTCTTAACGATTCATTGCGGAATTAAATTTTTCTAGACTTTGTTGAGTTACGACTTGACAGCGGAATTTCCATGACCTAAACTTGCGGTATGTTATCAGATTTCTCTCAAAGACCAGCGGAAATCTTATGCTTATTTCTTTGCCCAAACTTTATCCAAATACAAAGCGAAAGGTAATGGTAATGTCAAATCCCGATGTTATTCGTCTATCTTCTGTGGACTCTCAGCGCAGATCAAATCGTAAGCGCAAGCCAAAGTATTCCACTAAGCCCTGGGAATACAAAGACGAAGAGGGTCGTATTGCTTATGTCTCAGCCCTTGTTCGTTCAAACATTCGTCGTCAAGAAAGGCTAAACGGGGCTTACAACCCAGACAAAGATCCTTTCCTTCCTTTGCTCAATACTGACGACATTTACAAACTTCAACTCAATGCCATTCTTCCTCTCAACTATCAAGGAGATACCAATGTCTGATCATCTGCCGCAGAAAATACAAAACCTTATCGGTGTCGAAGTGTGTGACGGTGACAAAGATTATGGCACTGTTGTTGATGCTGTTGCTGTTGTTAGTGGTGGTAATACGAGCTGGGAAGTTGTAACTAATCGTGGTTACAGTATTTCAGCAAATCAGTTGCTCAATCTTCTTGCTCAGATCAACTATCTCGAAAAGTTAGAGCAAGTCGATGAGTATGCTCAACATCAAGTTCTGCCCCCTGTTCTTCCTTATTCGCAAGACAAAAAGTTTAGCTGGGGTGGTGCTAAGCCTTATAGC